CTACAGCTATTAGCTAAACCCCACCGCGTTTGTGCTTTAAGTTCTCGGCATGCGAGGTCAAATCGTTTTTTGTCAAGCGAAGAATGTATGAGTTGAAAAACCTTGGTATTTTCAAAGGATGCACTAAGGCCTGGGAGAGTATCCTTAGGAGTCATATCCTGCATCCGATCCGGTTGAGTTGATGCATTATAGACGTAATGAGCTTCAATACTTGTGAATCCATAAACTTCAAATGGAATACCCACGGCTTTGCAAAAGTACACAAGCTGCAGAGTCTGATCAATGACGCGGCCGATAGTGTTTCTCATCGAGCCAGAATAGTCAATGAAAAACATCATACCATGATTCTTGGCATCTGCTAGCGATGTCACGCTCTTAAAAATGTTATCCTCGAACTTGTAGGCATGCAAACGATTCACGTTGATTGCACCAGTGTCGGATGTCCGTGCACGTGAATATTGATATGCAGCTTTGCGCCGCTCAAATTCATTTACAAGCACCGAAATATTCTTAGCGGTAGTCTTTTTAAATTCTTTCCAAACATCATTGAATGCAGATGAATTCATAACTGCTTCATAGTGAGCTGGCATTGATGTACGGCGATCTTCCATAACTTCCTCAACGCTAATAACGCTCCGCATCATATCTTCAACCCTAGGAGCATTTGCTATTGGATATTCACCCGCTTCAGCTTGCAGCGATTTTAGGTTGTCCTCAATATTGCGCTGTGTAGCTGAAGTCAATTCCTTGTTATCAGCGCCACTCTTTGGACGTTGTGTTTGTGATTTTTGCGGCGGTGCAGATTCTTTTTGCGACTCACCGTCATTTGCAGTGTTATCTTTATCATCACATGGAACCGTGTTGCCGTCATCAGCGGATTCACCGCCTTGCTGTGCAGTGCCATCAGAATCGGATGCATCATCATCATTGTCGGATTCTTCGGATGATCCGTTGCTAGGTTGCGAATTTTCAGTATCAGAGCTATCTTTATTATTTGACGGCGTATCGGCTTGTTTACCAGTTTGCTTGCCAGTTTGCTTGCCGTCATCTGAGGCGGATTCACCACCTTGAGGTGCACTGTCTTCTTTAATGCTGTCCTCTGCAGATTGATTTGTTTGTGGCTGCTTTTGCTTTTCATCATCATGTGAATCGACATATGCAGCAATTTCTTTACAAAGTATTAATACGTCATCATATGTTTGTGCAGCAATGCAGCGGTTGTAAATATCAGTCTCTTCAGCATTAAACGGCACATTCACAAATTCACCAATCTTGGCGTGTATATTTAAACGGTCGGCAAATCCAAGATCTTCAAGACGTTCTCCTGCAATTTTGAAAAAGTCTTTCTGCACAAAGTATGAATACCCTTGTTTAAAAGAGTGTACCAATCCTGGGTAGTTATTCTTGATCATCCGCTCAATACGAATGTCTTCAACGATGTTGCCAATATCAAACGGTACATTTGGCAACTCAGTTTTAAAACGGTCAATTGCATCGGATGGAGTATATAGAGCGTGTCCAACTTCATGGCCGATAAGAAGATCGGATACGTTTTTATTATCTACATTCCATGTTGGAAGACCGAGGATCCGTTTTTTAATATCGAAAAATGCGGTATGGTAATTACCCACACAAACTCGGATATTTTCTTTGGCAAGTAATTTTGCCAGTTTGGTTTGTGATTCACGATTAACAGCGGCTGCTTTCATTATGTTACCATAGTACCGTAAAAATCACACTTTGTAAATAAAAAAGTGAAAAAAATGAAAAAAAGTGAAAACCCTATTGGCGTATATAGGTCTTCACCGTGCTGAAAAAAAGTGTTTTTATGACATTTCCTTGATTGTTGTGAAGTTTTTCACCTTTTGGAACTCGATTTTGCGGTCAAACTTGCTCTCAAGGAGATCTTGTTTGTGGCTAATTACAAATATACGCGTATCCGCATCGAGTGTATTCATGATCTTCAATAGGTTGTCAACTCCGTCCGTATCTAGGCTTGCATCAAAAACCTCATCTAGGATGAGGATGTTAACATTGCTACTATTCTTTAGTTTGGCAATTTCCCGCCATGCAAAGAGTAAGCTTAAATCGATTCTTTGCTTTTCGCCTTCGCTAAATGAACTATATGTAAAGTCATCACGATGGCGGCTCTTGATTGTCTCCGTAAAATTTTCGTCAAGATTGAAGAGCACAAAGAAGTCAAGCATTTGCAAGTAATGATTTATGAGCTTATTCATTACTGGTAGATATTGGCGTATAATCTTCGTTTTGATGCCAGTGTCCTTTAGCAGCTCAGCAAGTACTTCGTTATACATGCGCTCGTCGAGTTGTGTTGCGCGCGTCTCGTTATGCGTGTTGTGCTCAGCGTGTAGATTATCAAGTGTAGATTGAGATAGCTGTAATTCAGCATCTTCATGACGTGTTTGTGCAAGCATACTCAAGTCAGATATACGACGAGTAAATCCGTCAATGATTGTTTGATTTGAATATGTCTTGTTATGAATCATATTACACCTTTTTAGTTCATCTTGTGTCTTGCGTAATGTTTCCTCAATTTCTGCTAGTGAAAAATTTAGTTTAGTATATCCTTCGTGCAAACTCTTTGATTGTGACTTGCAACTGTCCATTTTAACGTTTCTAAATTCTGCATCAATGTTTTGATTGCATGTAGGACACTCTTCATGATTTTCATAAAACTTTGATTCACTCACGAGCTTATGAATATTATCCTTTATCTTGTGGTGATAGCTTAGCAGCGTGTTGCGTGTTTTTTCATTTGCTGCTAATTGTAATTGCATGCTTGTGTGTTGCGTTGTATATTCTGCATGCAACAGCTCATTTTCATCTGTCATGTCATTTACACTAGCTTTTAGTGTTTCGATTTCTTCCAGATATTGTGCTACACTATTTTCATTAATTTGCTTAAGGCTTGCAATGTTTGTTTTTTGTAATTCAATCTTTTCCTTAACACTGCCTATTGCCGATTCTGTATCGCGTATTTGTTCACGCAGCTTTGCACTATTTTCCTTGAGAATACCATTCATCTTGCTAAAGACGCCAATGTCAAGCAAGTCTTCAATAACCTCGCGGCGGTGGTGCGCACTAAGCTGCATAAAAGGAGTAAAGTTACTGCTGCCCAATACAACAACCTGATGGAAGCTTTTATGATTAAGTTTAAGAATATTTGTCTCAAGCAACTTTTGATAGTCGCGTGTATGTGATTCTTGATTAATCAATACGCCATTTTGCCAGATTTCAAAGATGTTAGGCTTTAGGCCACGCACAATGCGATAGTTGTTGCCATTCAGTTGGAACTCGATAGATACAAGGCAATTCTTTCCGTTAATGCTATTAACAAGTTGCGGCTTATTGATGTCACGATGCGGTTTGCCAAAAAGCACAAAGGAAAGTGCATCAAGCATAAGCGATTTTCCGCTACCATTATGACCGACGATTAGTGTAGAAGCAGTGTCATTAAAATTAACTGTGATTTCGTTATCTCCTACGCTTAAGAAGTTCTTGTATTGTAATGTTGTAAATATAATCATATACCGTCTGTTAATTGCGATTCTAAATAGAGTTCTTGTAGTTTTGTTTTAATACGATTCTTATCCAAATCAGTTTCAATTGCGTTTACATAGCTGTTTAGCAATGAAGGAGTATCAGATACCTCAAGTGTTTCATTGTCTATTGCATCTGCATTATATTCAGTGAATGACTCCACAATCTTTAAGTCAAACGGCTCAGCTGCATTAATTGCATCAATATATTTGTCAAAGGCATAAGGATCTTTTTTACCAGTAACTACAATCTTAATGTATGATCCTGCACAATCAGCTGCAGAAGGCGGAGTAGGCACCTTCAAACTATCATCATAATAGAAACGTTTGAATAACGTTATGGCATTACGTATTGCGGTTAACTCACGTGTTGATGTATCTAGCACGTGGAAATATTTTGGGTCATTACAGTCGGCCCATGTAAGCTCATAAGGTACACCAAGGTAATGAATATTATCACGGCTGCTCTTAGTATGAAAGTGGCCAGTAAGTACCATTTCATATCGTGATAATAGCGATGCGCTCATCCCATGACTAGTTGCCGGCGCGCCCTTCATCATTTCAAATCCTTCAAGCTCGAGGTGTGCACCAAGAATAGGGGCATTTGCTGTTGAAATAAACTGCATGGATTCTTCATAATTTTCTGCATTAATCCATGGCAATAACGCAACATTTAATCCATCATAATCAATTACAGTTGGACTCATGATTATATTCACACGGCTACTATGATATTGTAAGAGCGTAGACAAACTGCATAACGAATTGGTATTTCTAAAGAACACGTCATGATTACCTGGAATAACATCCATGGTCATGTCGTGTTCTTCAAGGCGGTTTAGGAACATTTCACGATTGCGTTCCAGCACTTTGTAATTCACGAACTTACGATGATCAAAATAATCGCCTAGATGGAGTATCTTTTTAATCCCATGCTCTGCGCAATATGGAAAGAATACTTCCGCGTAGAACTTCTCGGTATAGTCGAGAAAAATATCACTGCCGTTTTTAACACCAGCATGCGTATCTGTTATGATTACAATTTTCATAGCATAAAGTTATCAAGCGCACCCTCTTTAGTTTCAACGACGCTTGTTTTACGTGCAGGACGTTTTTTCTCAGGAGTGTCTTTGGCATCACGATAGCTTGTATTACGCTGACGTGCTTTTTCAATCATCGTTTCTGAGCCGTCATCGCCATCTCCAAAATCTGCAAAGTTTCCAATCCCACCTTTTTCAATAAGCAGTTGTTTAATGTCAGCCTGCTTCTTTTCTTTAGCAATACGTCGTAGGAATGCAAAGTAACTGATTTGAGTAAAGTATGAAAATGCATTTGCATTGCCAGTGCGTGTAGGTGCATCAAAATTGAAATTTTTAACAGCCTTAATACAATTCTCAACTGCATCCATAACCATATCTTCGCGATAACTATAATTCATGAAGTTTGGACTGCGTGACAGCCCGTTACAAATCTTCAAGAAAGATTCACCAATATACCGTGTTAGCTGCGGCGGTTCACGTCCTTCTGCAATTTCAGCCTTTACTGCTTTAACATGATCAGAGATGGCTTGTGAGAACTCCTTATTGTTAACGTAATCTTCGCCACGTGAGCGACGCTTTATATTTTCGTTTTTCATATTTTATATTATATACGGTTTTGATG